CATAGGTTGAAATGGTCTACCACAACCACGTCTGTCTTCTTTACTTCTTTCATACTTACCTTCGTATGTACCACTCCAATTGTGCATCAACCATATCTCTGCATCTATACCTGTGTAGTCAATCCAGTTCTTTCGTAACTGTTCTACTTCGTAATCTTTCTTCTCTGGGTCTAATATAAGATGCTGTGATTGCACTCTAGTATTAGAACCTTTAGTTTGTCTTACTAAATTCTTTACGTTCTCACGCACATATTTAAATGCATTTTTACTCATCATCTTTTCATATGTTTGTTCATCATAACCTACAACAGATATTTTAAATATATCAATCCCACTATCTATTATATTATCAATAAGGTAATCATTTAAATTATAACCATTACTTAATGATGTACATTGAATACCTCTTTTTTTAATATACTTTATAGCAGGTATAAAATACTTATTCAAGGTAGGCTCACCACCACCATGAAGACTTATTGATTCTACACCATGTGATTCTGCGTCATCAATAATCTTTAGAAAATTAGACCAAGACAGAGCTTTCTTAAACTCTGGTTCTCTTCCCTTTTCAGAACCTTGTGGGCACATACTACAAGAGTAGTTGCACCCACCGAATAGTTCCATATCAAGTTGACGAAGTTTCACCAGCTCTCCTAAATGGAGTTTTTCTTTTAGGTCTAAAACCTTTAGGCCACTCTGGAACTCTAGATGCAAGTTTTTTACATCTCTCTGCAAGTTCTTGATTTTTCACTTGCAAATCAGCACACTCTCTTTCAAGTTGTTTGATTCGGTCTTTTTGTTTTGAACATTTATATTCAAAAAAGTTTTCACTTCTATTCTTCATAATTTTTCCTCACGAATAAAATTGGTTAATAAAATCATTAAGTATTATAGTACACTTCTTCTTGTCATATGTCAAGAATTTTTTGTAATCTTTTATAAGTTTTTTTACTTTAGGCCATACCACATCATTCTTTAATTCTTTGTTCCATTTTTTTGTAAAGTTACTTATGTCATCTAATATAACTAGTGTTTCTATGGACACTCTTTTACCCAAATACTCTTTGAGTAACAATGGGTGTTGTCCATCTTTTATACCAAGTATATTTGATTCACCTATTTGTTCTAACTCTTGTTTAAAATTATAACTCATACTCTGTGTTCTCTTTTTCCATTCAACATAATTGTCATCATTAAAATCACCTAGCCACCCTTTTGTATTATGTACAAAATTAGAAACTAGGTAATCTAATATAACTTCTTTTCTTTTATATTTTCTTGAAATCTTAACAAAGAATATTCTGTCTGTTCTCTTCCAGAACGAATCTCTTGTTGCAGACGATTTACCACCATATTTAATATAATCATAATCACCCTTTCCAAAATGTGCTTTCAACGCACAGTACATAATATAAACATCAACAGGTTGCATTAGTCCATGTATTTTCCGTCTTTGATTAAATGACCTAATCGGTGAGTAATTACTTTAACAAATAGTAAAAATAAATTGTTGTGTTTGTATGACCCAGCTTTAACTTTTAATTCATATCTCATATCGGTAAACTCGCAACTTTAGGTAAGAAGTTCAACTCTCTTGCGTTTGCTTCTATTTTTTCTTTTAGACCTTTGGTTATTAGACTTGATACTTTTTCTGGTTCTATTTGATTATCTTTGCAATATAATAATACTGCGTCCATGTGTGTTATTTCTTTTTCTTTTGCGATTCGTTCTATTTCTAGTGAGAACACTTTGGGTGTTCCTAAATCTATTTTAGGTGTTGGTAAATTCATTATAACTCCATTATATGTGTGGGGATTTTTAGGCCCCCACAATAGTATTGTACCTTATATTTCAGCACACGCATAACAATTGATTTCTAAACCAACTGCTATTTCTTTTATTGTAGGTGTCTTCCACATACTTCTTCTCCTTAACGGTTAAGTTGGTGAGTATTCTGTTACTAGGAACTCACCGAAAACCCTATCAGAACTACGCCGCTAGTGCGTATTCTTGAGATGCAAAATTATCGTTTGCATTTACTTTTTTGACTTATAAGGCTGTCAACCCATAACTCTCCATTTTACTCCAGCACCAGTCGAACCTATTTCGCCCCCTAATTCGGAACTATCTAGGTTGGTGGAGGCGTGGGGTATCGCACCCCAGTCCTGTCTACTCTTGTTCCACTTCAACAAGTTATCTATTATATATACCATACTTGTATTAGGTTTGTCAATAGTAAATATTGGATTAAAACCTTGCAAGGAATCTACCTATATGATGAACCCAAGGCAATAGAGTTGCAGCCATAAACAGGTTAACCCCTGTATGTGCCATTGCAATTCTTAGTGTATCACCTTTGGGCATACCATCAGATACCAGAAATCCTGCTAACCATATCGTTCCTGTTGTACCTAGATTTGCACCTAATACACACGCAATTGCAGCTGGTAAAGGTACAGCACCAGATGCAACTAATGCTATGATTGCAGTTGTAGATAGACTTGACGATTGCCAAAGTAGTGTCATAATAATACCACCAAAGAACATAAAAAGAATGTTACCAGTAAACCATGAGAGATGTTCTAAATTTCCCATTGATTTCATACCACCAGAAAACATTTTCAGTCCAATATAGAATATAACAAGACCTACTAAAACTGTTAATATAGGATTACCTAACTCCATTTTCACCACCTTCTTTTGTAATTTTTTTATATTTTTTTTCATTTAAAACTTAAATGATTGGTCTATAAACATTGTACCAGCTTCCATACCAGAACCAGTTCTTTTTCTTTCGTATGCAAATTTGAACTTTCCAAAATGTATTGTTTCTTTACCGACATACAGTCTTAGTTTTGCACCACCATGTTCGTTATCCATATCGTGATATAATCTGTAACCAGCTGAATCTATAATATCTCCAGATGATAAGTTAAATGTTAATAGTAGTGTGAAAATTGTTAAGATATATTTCATAATTTATTCCTATAATATAATGGTGGAGCCGAGGAGAATCGAACTCCTGACCTCCTGCTTGCAAAGCAGGCGTTCTCCCTACTGAACTACGGCCCCACATGGTGCCCCTTACTGGAATTGAACCAATAATTGATGATTACAAATCAACTGTTATACCATTTAACTAAAGGGGCATTTAATTACCCAGCAACTCCACTTGCACTTCGTGAATTTGCGTGATAAACATTCTGGTCATCTTTATTGTAGTCGTCATTCCAATCAAATGCTTCTTTGACCACATTTGCAGATAACCCTTTATACACTTGATGAAGTCTTTTATCTTTAGCTGCAACTAACAACTTTGCTTCACTTTCATGTAATCCCTCTAACATTTGAATAAACATTGTTTCTTTCTTATGTTGAGGTGTTTGTTTGTCTGCACCTTTAATGAAGTGCCACAACTTTTTACATTCCATTGCAAGAACAGTATGTTCTGTTCCCATTGGTACGTCATTTGCTCTAAATGGAACTTCACCTTCAGGCATTACCCATTCTATCTTTGGGTCAAAAGAGGATTTGAGTACCATACGCAAACCTTCTGTATTGTTTTGTTTCAGTAGTGATACTTTCTGTTCTTTGGTCTTTGCCTTATGAACCTTATCAAGTATCTCTGAATATAGTAGTGTTGAACCAGCCATTAGAAATCTCCTATTGAATCTGTTAGTTCTTTTAATTTGTTTTCTATGAAGTAAGTTAATATCTTACTTCTATCTCCTGATGGAGCTTCATTGAATGTATCTAGGATTGACTTTTGTAAGTCGTCTGGTGTATTATCTAAATTAATCAACTTATGATTTCTTTGATAATTTCTTTTCACTTCTTCACTCATTCCAGTTTCACTATTTAACCATGCTTCAATTTTCTTTTTACTTAATGGTCTTTGTCGTAGACCTTCTACAAATGTATGGTCTGGTGACAAGACATTAGGTACTCCATCAGATGAATCACCTTTTAATATATGTTCTTTTATATAGGTATCTGGATTATGTCCATTTACATACTTCTTTAATATAGGACTATACTGTTTTACATTCTTGTATTTTTGTAATTGTATAAAGTCTTTATCACCAGATATAATCATAACTTTTTGGTCTTGATACTCTTTACATAATGTACCTATAATATCATCAGCCTCTGCACCATACACTTCTACATATTTGTATGGTAGTATTTCTTTAAACTCTGATTTGATAGCATTAAGTAATCCAAATATCTTATCCCAATCTTTGGTATCATTTTCTCTACCCTTCTTACGATTCTGTTTATATTGTGGAAAGATTTCTCTTCTCCAATAATGTCTGGAGTCATAAGTTAGTACAACTTCTCCATATTCTTCTTTGAACATAGTTCTATACATACGAATAGAATTAAGTATCATATGTCTTACCATGTCTTCTTCAAGTTCTTCTGACTTAGTCATGTGAAAGTTCATCATCACACTAGCTAAAGTTATTTGGTTCATATCAATTATTATCATTATATTTTCCAGTATGCGTTAAAACTCATTGACCTTCTTTCACCTTCACAGTAAAAAGGGTAAACTGTGTGTTTCAACCAATTAGGAAATACTAACATTTGTCCTACTGCTGGTTTAAACATTAATGTGTCACTTTTAAAATCTTGTTTCTCACCATGTGAAAACTCTATCAATCCACTAGCTGGGTAGTGGTCTTTGGTTTCTTCATTAAAATGATTTTCCATTTCATCTGGTAATTTTAGATATATTACACCAGAGAAGTTTCCACTATGTGTATGTATTGGATTGTATTCGTGTTTGTATTGTGATACTATCCAAGACTGAGATAGATTTATATTTTCTTCTGATGGGTTTTGATTACCACCACTCTTTTTTGTCCATTCATATGCACGACCTAGTTCAATCATTTGTCTTAAATATCGCACACAACCCTGTCTTAAAATAGACAAACAATAACCTTTGTCATCATTTGGGACAGGTATGGTAACTTCTTTATGAACCTTACCAACTAGATTATCAGAGAAATCAAACTTCTTTGATAGACCATCATCTTTTAAAACTTCATCACCAGTGTTGTTTATAATATCAATAAACTTCTGTGGTACTTCAGCTTCCATAATTGTAGGACTAAATTTCTCCCACCATTTTACATTATTATTCATCATTAAAAATACTTTCCATAATATACTTTTTTTCGTTATCTATCAATTCTCTTTGTTCTTTTATTTTTATCATCTGTGTTTCTAATTCTTCAGCAATATCTTTTATTTTTACTTCTCTTATATTAGTTTTAGGAAATGATATTATATTACTTTTTTTTGTCATCTTTTTTATCCAATAATTTGATTAAATTATCACTACTAAAGTTTGCATAACTTTTACCATCTTTCATGTCAAGACCAACAACTGCGTCTATAAATTTACTCATAGGATTATCATAGCCCATATCACGCATCAGTATAGCTCTAATCACTTCACCCAAAAAACCACTCTCTTTTACAAACTCATCACTTTCAATATCATACCCAGTTTCTTTCAAAGTAAATATTAGTTGGTGTAAAAGAACTTTATGCATCTCTGCAATTATCTTAAAGTCTTCTCTTACATCAATTTCTTCTGATACTCCTTGTTCGACCTTACTATCTTTCCAAGGCCCCTTAATTACCATTCCTCGTTTGGAGCTATCGTCTTCCATATAATCCTCTTTTCTTCATACTCACCATAGAAATCATTAGGCCAATCTCCATGTTGTATATAATGTTGCATTTGTCTAACATAACCTTGAGCTGCATAATACTTTACACTTGCACCTTTAACATTTTTTACCATGTTTCTACGTTCTGCTCTTGCAATCTCTTGTTGTGTCTTTATCCATTTCTTCACACTCTTATAAGATAAGTAATGGTCATCTGGTAAATCAATAACAGACTTTGCAACATTCTTATATTGTGCAGGCCCTT